ACGGCAGCCAGCCGGTGCGCACAGACGTCTCGCCGTCGCCCGCGATGCGCACGCGCGCGCGGCAGCGCTGCGCGTCGAAGTCGGTCACGGTGCCAAGCCGCACCGCGCCGCCGCGGCCCCAGTCGGCAGCGTCCAGCGTGAGTGCGTCGCGGTCGATGGTCACGGCGGCGCTGCCAATTAAGCGGCGATGGTGAGCTTGACCACGGCGCGCGGGCGGGTGCAGATCGACAGCGGGTTGCTCTGCGCCTCGATCAACTGCCCCTTGCCCAGCGGCGTCGGCTCGGTCTTGGCGTACAGCGGCAGGCCCACCGTGTTGGCCGCTTCCACGTAGTTGGCCGGGGCGTAGCGCGTGATGAACATCTGATCCACACCCAGCGGGAACAGATACGCCTCGTTGTCGGCGATGAAGGGCGCGCCGCCAATCGAGCCGCGGAACTGCTCCCAGGTCACGCCGCCAAACGGGACGCCATCGCGCGGGTCGTTGCGCAGCATCATCCCGCCCTCGAAGAACTCGTAGCTCTTTTGCACCTTGGCATGGCCGATGAGCTTGAAGAAGAACTCCTTGCCGCAGAAGGCATGGAAGCCGCTATTGGGCTCTGCGCCCAGCGCCTCTTCCACCTTTTCCAGGGCGGCCAGCACCTCGCCGCGCAAATCGGCGTTGGCGTTGTTCAGGCTCAGGGCGTGCGTGTTTTGCGTGATGCCGAACTCGGTGAACAGGTTGCTGATCACCGTCGTGCCGTCGGCGTCCAGAATCTGGCCCTTGATGGCCCCGACGCGCTGATACTCAATCGTGGCATCGATGCGGCGGCGCATCTTGGCCAGGCGCCGATCCACGAAGGCGCGCATCGTCTCCACCTCGGAGGCCGTGCCAAACGCCCGCAGGTTCTGGATGTCATCGGCCGTGATGGTGTCCTGCGTCGGCAGGTGCGTGGTGCTGAAGGTGCGCACCGAACGCGTGCTGCCGCCAGTGGCCACCGGCGTGGCGCTGCGCGACTGGTTCGGGATCAGCGCCAGGGTGTCGACGTCCTTTTCGACCTTGAAGGTGGTGGTCAGGATGCCCTCCTCCTCAAAAAGCCCAAGCTTTCGAATACGGCTGGGCAGGGCCGGGGCCTCGTTGATGGCGGCCGTCAGGCTCGACAGGCTGAAGGCGTCGTGGTTGAAGATGGACGTATCCATGGGTACTGGCTCCTTGGGTTACACGCGTGCGCGCGGGTTGATGGCCCGCAGCGCCAGGCGGGCCAGGGATTCAGAGGCGGAAGACGAGTGGGCGCTGGCCTGGTCACTCGCTGAAGATGCGATGCTTGGGTTGATTGGCGACGCCGATGTGGGTGCGGCCTTGAGCAGCACGTCGCGCACCGCATCAATGCCGTGCTCGCTGGCGAATGGCAACAGCGCATCGGCCAGCATGGGCATGCGGGCGGCATCGCACAAAGTGCGCAGGGCGCCGGCTATGGCATCGACCTCCGTTTGGGGCTGCTGCGCCCCTTGGGAATCGGTCGGCTGCTCTGACTTAGGCGTTGGCGGCACTGGCACGGCCACAGACGCCTGAACGCGGGCCAGCACCTCTGGTGGAATGGCGCAGGCCTGCGCCAGCGCCATCGTGAGCGCGGCCGCCGGGTTTTGCTCGAGCAGTGGCTCCACGCGGTCGGCAAACCCGGCGTCGACGGCTTCTTGGGCCGTCATCCAGGTATCCTCGGCCAGCATGGCTTTGAGCTCATCTTCGCCCTTACCGGTGCGGGCCTTATAGGTGGCAATCAGGGCCGACTCAAAGCGCTCTAGCATGTCCGCCTCGCGGCGCAGCTGTTCGGCATTGCCGGCGGCAAACGTCCATGGCGCGTGAACCATCATCAGCGCGTTGGCTGGCATGACGATCTCGTCGCCCGCCATGGCGATGATGCTGGCGGCGCTGGCCGCGATGCCGTCCACGCGCGCGACGATGCGCGTGCCCTGGGCCTTCATGGTGCGCAGGTGATTGAAAATCGCCAGCGCATGGTCCACTTCGCCGCCGCGGCTGTTGATGGTCACCATGATCTCTCGCGGATCCGGCGCCCCGGCGAGCACGCTCTCCAGGTCGAGGATGAACTGGCGGTCCGTCAGCCCCCATTCGCCAATATAGCCACGCACCGCCACGGACACGCGGCGGCCATCATCAGAGGCTTGGATTGAAAACCACTTTTGCTTGGGCATGCACCCTCTCCACGGTTTGGGATGGGTGCATCGTCGCGCATGGGGGCTTTTTTCGCCTGCGGCGCTTTGTCACTGGCCATCAAGGCAACGTCGGCGGCTCCTCGATGCGCTCGTAATCTGGCTCGTGGGCGGCACCAATACGAGGCGCAAAGCCAAGCCACAGCTCTGCCGGTGTCGTCCCTGGAGGCTCTATTTGGCCAACGTGCAGATCAATGGCGAACTCCACCGTCCACACCAAATAGCCCTCGAGCTCAGGCACAAAGTCGCCATCACTGGCGCGCGCCACACGCACATGCCCGGCATGGCCTGGCAAAGGCCGGTACGTCTTGTCCAGCGCATGCAGCACATTGGCCGCCAGCACGCGGATAAGCATCTGAGCGTTGGCCTGCTCTGGTGCGGCAATGATGCGCAGCGCAAACCGGCAATCAACCGCCGTTCGTCCGTCGCCCAACTGGTCATCAAGGCGCTCCATGTCCTCCAATGACAAGGCCGCCACTGGCAACGGCAAACGCGCATCCCACCGCGGATACGCCTCCACCGTCACGCCTGGCAGGACTTGGCGTAGTCGCGCCAAAAGGGCGTCGTGCAGCTCGGCAAGCATCAGCGACTCCGCCCAGGCTTGGCCACGCCGACCGCACGCAGCACCTCAAAGCGCAGCTCCTGCAGCATCAGCTCGCGGTAGCGCACTTGCAGCCTGGGGATTTGCTGCTCGAACACGCGGCGGCCAATCTCTTCCCACTCCACCCGAACGCGCTGGATGGGCATCCGATTCGGCGTCGTGCGCTGGTAGAGCTTGCCCGCGTAGGCGCCTCGCTTGGGCATAAAAGCGTCAGGAAATCGGCGTTTACCAACGGCATATCCCTTGCGCAACTGGCGCGGCTTGCCGAGCGTGTCGGCTGCGACAGGATTTAGGCCCAGCCAAACCTTGTAGGCATAACCGCTGTCCGCGCTTTTGCGGCGCCAGCCTTTGTCGTAAACCTTGCCGCGAGTGACCTTGATCAGGCGCTTCGGAAAGCGCGCTTCATCGGCCACCTGCCGAGAGATTTGCGTGTGCATCCATCTGGCCGCCTTGCTACTGGCGCGCCGTGCGGCGGCCAGTAGGCTGGCCTCAGATAGCTCCTGCGCGAACTGCCGCAGGGCACGATCATCGAAGTCTGCCTTCAATGCCAACATCAGCCAGCCCCCCGAAGCACCAGCATCACCCAGCCATCTGTGCGCGGATGCACATCGGCCACTACCCACTGCACACCATCACGGATCAACGTGGCGCCCCGCGCCACATCCGGGTGTGCAGCATCTTGCGGATGCAGCAGCGCGGCAGGCTCGATGATGCCCTGTCGCAGCCCGCCTAGAGTCGGGGCGGCCTCTGCCACGGTCCATACCACCCGCACCGGCCTGGTGCCGAGCATGGCCGGCACGCCGAGATGCTGCCGCACGATGTCGCGGGCGGCAGCCACGCGCTGGGCGAAGTCCGGTACCTCAGGCATCGCTTACCCCCGGCACGTCGTCAATAGCGGATGACAGGCCCATGCGGCGCTCGCGCTCGGCATCCGCGGCACGCTGGGCATCCACCTCCTCTATATCCAGACCGCGCTCGAGCAGCACCTGCGACCGGCTCTTGAGCCCGGCCTTGATGGCCAGCGCATCGGCCTGCACGTCTTGCACCGGATGAATGTACGCCCACGCCTCTGGAACGTAGTGGGTGCGCAGCAGATCCGGCAGCGCCCGGTTGGATGGCAGCAGACCCGCCAGCACGGCCGAGCGCACCCATGCTTCGCGCACCGGGCGCACCAGACGGGGCACCAACAGCGAGTGCGACCACTGCAGCACCTGACGACGGTATGCGGTCATGGCCACCCGCGCCGTGCGATCGTTGATCTGCCCATAGTCGTCGCTGATGAGGTGGTACGGCACCCCAAGCGCGGCGGCGATACGACGTAGCTGCTCACGCGCAAACGCCTCATACCCGTCGGCCGCGGGCGGCTGTGCAAACTCCACATCCTCGCCCGGCAGCAACTCCTGCATCGTCCCCGGCTCCAGCTTGATCGGATCAGGCGGCGGCTGGACGGTGGTGTCCATCGTCAGCGGATCGGGCGCTGGTTTGCGGATGAACGCCAGAAACAAGTTCGCCAGCTTTTGTCGCTCCAGCACTGCGTCGTCGAACTGATCCAAGTTGCGCAGCCGCACCAACACAGGCGCCAGCCAAGACTCTCCGCGCAGCTGGCCAGGCCGACGCGCCATGAAAAGGTGCGCCACGCGATCGGCGGGCACGCGCACCGTATCCATGCTGCTGATTGAATACTCGGCCGGATGATCCTTGCGCAAGTGGTACGCCACCCGGCGGCCCAGGCTGTCGATCTCGATGCCATCGACGATGCGGCGTCCATCCGGCGTCATCGTCTCACCCAGCGGCAAGTGATCGCACTCCAGCAGTCTCAGCCGCATCGGCACCCCGCTGGTCGTCTCGCCAGGCTCGATCAGCAGCAGCGCTTCTCCATCGATGATCATCGCGCGCACGGCGGCGGCCTGCAGGCCATACCAATCGGTCGCACCATCAAAATCCGCATCCTGCGCCCAGTCTTCCCACAGCCGCACCATGCGGGTGCGCAGGCGCTCTGGCAAGGCGCTGTCCGGGCGACAGCCAATGCCGCCCGCCACCACGTCGGCCACCAGACGGTCAACAGCGGCGCGGGCGATTGCATTGTTGCGGTACAGGTCGCGGGCGCGCAGGCGCAGCGTTTGCAGGCCATAGCTCTGCGCCTTTGGGCCCGCGCCACTGGGCAGCCAACCGGCCAGGCGGCGTTGCGCTGCCGCGCCCTCGAAGTGCTCCGTCCCTTCTGCGCGCGCAGAGCCAAACAAGCGCTTGAACCATCCATTGCCCGCCATCACAGCCCCTTGCTCGATTGGTGCGCCTGTAGGCGGCGTCCGGTGCCAAGCTGTCTGGCCACCTCGTCGCGCAACTGCCTCAGCTGCGGCAGATTGATGTCGTGGTAGCGCACCACCTGCCCATCGATGCGCACTTCGGCCACGCGCTGCCCGGTAGCCAGGGCCAAGATGGCGGCATCGATGGCGGCCAAATCACTCGCGGTCATGGCCATCACACCTTACGTGCGCGCGACACGGCGCGCTTGACGGCTGCGCCCTGCGTTGATTCTGTCTTGGCCGCTGGCACCGAGTCGGACGTCGCATCGACCAGCTCGGCGATGCCGAGCTTGGCCCACTCAAGCGCCACCGCCTGGGGCACGTGCGCCAGCGCGCCGCGCTCAAAGCGCTCGTCGTGCGCGTGGTGTATCCGCAGCATCTTGACCTGCAGCAGCATCCCGCATCTCCTTTTTGTCTGTCTTGGAGTGTCTCGCGCCTTGGTGCCTGGCGCCTGCGGCGCTTTGGCGCAACAGCCCGTCGATGATCTCGACATCAAACAGCGGCAGCTGCCCCGTCTCTCGCGCCACATCCATCACCGAACGCCGCAGCCGCCGCCGGTCTCTGCGTCTTCGTGCCTGTATCGCCAGTGCACGGGCAAACTCCAGTGCCCGGTACAGCGCTCGCAAACTGATGCCCAGCGCCTCGGCCGCCTGCTGGTGTGTGGCCCCACCCTGGAGCAGCTCTAGCGCCTGTGCGGCGTGTCGGATGCGCCAGAACACGCTCAACTGTGGCACATGCAGCGTGGTATCCCCGTGCAGCTCTGACAACGCCAGCGCCGCCCCGTATCCGGCGCCCGTTGCCTCGAACAAGCGAGCGATGGCATGCCCGCGCGTCATCTTGCTGGGCACGTAGATGTTGACGCCGCCGTATGCGGCCGACAACGCCAGCGCAGCGGCCGGGCCAATGTCATCTGCCAGCTCAGCCCATGTCTGCGGCACGCGGGCGGATTCAATCAATGCCATGATCCTATACCCTCCCTCTGATCCGTCGCGGCACGGGCTGCGCCGGCTGCGCGGGTGACGCAGCGCTCGCGGGCTTACTCGGATCGCGCCACACCACTTCGCCCTTGGCGGCGCGCTCTGCCCTGGCTGGCAAATCAACAGCCAACCGCAATACCGCCAGATTCCCCACCAGGCAGTCCAGCGCTTCGTTTCTTGGGCGCACCTGCACCCACTCCTGCACTGGGCGCGTGCCCCGGTACCGCGTCACCAGCTTCTCGGACGCAACCTGCAGGAAGTACTCCTCGTCAAAGGTATCCTTCAGTGGCCAGTGGATACAGCCCGGCCCGCCCATGTCGGCGCGCTCGATCGATTGCTTGATGCGCGCAAAGATCAGCGCCTTGGCGTTGTCCACGCCAATCGGATACACCACCGTGCCGCCCTTGCGACGCTTGCGCAGCCGCTGCGCACGGGTGCGGGCGTCTTCGACGATGGCGCGCTGCATGCCGGCCATCCCCTTGGTGGCATACGCCCAGCGCCGCTGGGCCACAAAAGCGTGCACCTGCGTGGCATTGAAGCCCACATCCACTCCCAACGCATCCAGCCCCAGGCCCTCCACCTCGTCGGCCAAGTCCTGCCACACCGCGTCGGAGGCCGTATCACCGGGCAGGATGACGTGATCGTGCACCCAGGCCTCCTCTCCCGCGGTCCAATCGACCACCGTCATCTCCAAGCGGTCTTTCTGCACATCGACGAACGCCGTGCGCGCCAGCGGCTGCAGCGCCGCCGGAAACTCGCGGCGCATCGACAGCAGCGACACGCTCTCCAAGCTCTCGCCTTGCTCGCGCCACACCTCGCCGAGCGTGGTGTTGTAGAAACGCTTGAGCTTGGACGTGTCCCCCTGCGCAGACTCCCACTGCGCCCAAATCTGCCCCCAGTCAAACCCCATCCCCAGCGGGGAATACAGGCCGCTGAGCGTGTAACCGTGCACCGGGCGCCCGGGGTACTTGGGCACCCACTTGCCGCGCGCCAACATCTGCGTCTTGTGGTGCTCTTCGATATGCGCGCCGCACTCGGCGCACACATACACCGCCCGATTGCCCACCGGCAGCACCGACAGCCCAAATCGCCCGTCATCGTGCTGCCAGCGCAACACCTGATACTCGCCGCAATGCGGGCACGGCACGTGATACTCGCGCTGGTCGCTGGCCTCATACTCGGCCTCGATGCGGCTGGCACCCGCCACCGTTGGCGTACTCACCAGCAGCACCTTACGCCGCACGAACGCCTTGGTCCGCTCGTCGATCAGGCCCAGCGGGTCGCCTTCCTGCCCAACCTCCCACGGGAATCGATCCACCTCATCACACAGCACGTAGCGGATCGGCATCGAGGCCAGCGAGGCCGGGCTGTTGGCGCCCCCCAGCACCAGCACGCCGCCAGGGAAGTCGATCATGTCCTCGGAGTGCGCCGCGTCTCGCGTGCGGCGCGACCCCAGCAAATCCCGAAGCACCGGCGTCTCGGACAAAAGGGGGTCCAGCCGCTGCCCCTTCCAGCGCTTGCGCACCTCCAGCGTGGGCACCACCACCAGCATCGGCCCTGGGGCGTGCGCCATCACATAGCCAATCCAGTTCAGGCCGACCTCTGTCTTGCCAAGCTGCGCGCCAAACTTCACCACGACCCGCTGCACCGGGCTGATGGCGCTCAAGTCGTCCATGATCGCCCGCAGGTAGGGCGTGCGATCCGTGCGCCAGCGGCCTGCCAGCGCGCTGGCCTTGGTGGACAGCACCCGGTGCGCATCCGCCCACTCTGACACTCGCAGCAGCGGCCGCGGCTTGATCGCCTCGGCCAACGTGCCATACATGTGCCGCAGGCCGCGACCCACCTGCACGCGCGACACCCTCCGCCTCGTCATCCCCCCATCAGCGCACTGCATCGCTCACCTCCCGCATGCGGCGGCGCATCAGTGCCGACATATCGTCCAGCACCTCGCGCAGCGTCTCGCGCACCGCGTGCCGGATCGCCGCCGCATCGCCCCGCAGCGGCAAAACCGCCTCCGTCAGCGAGTCCTCGGCCTGCTCCAGCTTCACGCGCAGCGTATTGCCCAGGTCAGCCAGCACAAAATCCACCTCTTGCCGGTCCAGCAGCAACCCTGCCTGACGGTCCACCTCCATTGCCGCCAGCTCCGCCTTGGCCTCGCGCTCGCGGGCCATCGCCGCCCGGTATCTGGCGGCCACATCATCCTTGTCCGCAGCGCCGCCCAGGGTGGCATCTAGCGCATCCTCGCTGCGGCCATCTATCGACTCATCAGCCTGTGGCTGGCGGGCGCCCCGCTCCATCTCAAACGTCGCCTTGCGTGCCTGGTGGTGTGGGGCCAGGCTCTCCTTGCGCCGCACCATGGCCTGGCCGGTCTCCGCATCAATCAGGCCATCGTCCGTCACCACCAGACGCCCGCGCTTGATCCACTTATTCACCGTTGATGGGTTGACACCCATCATCCGGGCGAACTCAGCCTTGCTGACGTACCGGACATGCTGCTCTTTTCCCATCAGAAACACTCAGCCTGTGGATATGTGACGCCATGTGACGCTTGATATGACGCTAAAACCCCATGTAACCCGTTGATGTGACTGATGTGACGCATGTGACGGATAACACGCACACGCGCGAGGCGCACACGTGCCATTTGCATGCGGTGCGATCGCGTCACGCGCACGCGCGCCCGCGCGGAAGAAGCGTCACATGCGTCACATGCGTAACATTCTCTATTTTTCAAAGACTTACGCATAACCCCATCCGTCACATCAAGCGTCACATCAGTCACATCAACGGGTTACGTGCGGCTGGACGATGCCAGCGCCGCCTCGAACGCGAAAAAACCCGCCGTCAGCCACTGCCCCGTGCTCTCGAACCGCTCGCGCGACAGCCGCTGCTGCGTCTGGTTCGCGCTTCGGTCGCGTGCCAACGCGGCCGCCATGTCCTCGTCGCTTGGGATCACCATCTTTCGGCTCTTGACCGTGCGGTCGTTCAGCGTCGTCCAGGTGCTGCACGCCTGTCCGGCCTTCCACCCCGGGCGCTTGCCCAGGTAGCCGATCAGCTCTTGCAGCCGCCTGGCACGCTCGCCATGCTGGTTGCACCAGCGCTCATAGGCCTGATACAAATGCGTGCCAAGGCATGGGCACACCGGCAGCGGGCCGCCGTCGCCCGCCTCCACCTCCAGCGCCAGCCAGTCCTCCACAAAGCGCTCTTCGCTCGAGGCGCTTTGCTGCACCAAGTCGCGCTTGGCCTTCGTCATCGGTGGCCTTGCCCACGGGTGAAACCCCGTCAAATCCACCTTGAGCAGGTAGTCGTACAGCGCCTCGATGCCGCCGTCCGCAATCTCGGCGTTGACGGCCTCATAGAACGCCTCGTCCAGCTTCGGCGGCGACCACAGCACCAAATGCCGCCGGTCATCCTTCTCCAGCACCAGCGGCATGCGCTCGTTGGAGAGAAAAACGATGTTCATGCAGTTGCGCTCGGTATGCGCTGCGATGTTCTTTGGGTTGACCCGGATCGTGTCGCCGGTGATAAAGCCCTTCAGTCGGTTTTTGATGTGGAACATGTCCGACCTGGCCAACACCTCGTCGGCCAGGATGAACAACTTTTTCTCGGCCCAGTCGCTGTTGAACTTATCCTCGAGCGCCTCCTGCCCAAGGACGCGCGCGTACTCGCCAAAAATCTTGGCGTACGCCTCGAAAAACTGGCTCTTGCCCGTGCCCTGCGGCCCGTGCACCACGATGGCAGACTGCATCTTGGCCCCCAAGTGCTGCAACGGATACGCCAGCCACTTCACCAGCCAGTCAAACACCTCCTGCGCCTTCGGCTCTGCGCTGCACAGGTGCCACAGCAGCTCCAGCAGCATCGAGCACTCGCCAGGCTTAGGCTTGGTCGGCAGGCCGCCAAACAGATTGCACTTGATCTTCGGGTCCTTGCCCGACGGGTCAAATCCGATCTCCGTGTCGCGCACCACGCGCCAGTTCGGGTGTGCGCGCATATCCTCCCAGCCGTGCCGCGGCAGCAGGTTCAGCACGTCATCCCGGTGCACGATTCGCCGCTCAAGGCTATCGAACAGCACCTTGCCGCCCATCCCGTAAATCCCGATGTAGCGCGCCACCGCATCATCAACCGTCAGGCGCGCCACCATCTCGCCTTCCCCGCCCCCCCGATTGAAGGAAGACCGCGCGGGCGCCGCCTGCCATCCAAGCTCAGCCAGCTTTGCCTCCACCTGCGCCCTCACCAGCGGCAATCCGCCGTTGGGGAACAATGCCAAATCGTTGAAATCGGTCAGCTTCTTGCCGCCCCGATCCCCTGGGAACTTCGGCGCCAGCCACGCCCCACCAACTGCCAGCGCCGCCGCGGCTGCTGCGCGCACGCCGGGGTTGTCGCGCTCGTGCGACTGCCCGCAGTGCGAGCACGTGGGCTGCGACACATCCGTCGGCTTGCCGCAGGCTGCGCACCGCTGCAAGTAGTCGTCATCCGCGCACACCAGTATGTGCTCCACGCGGTAATGCTTGCGGATCGCCTGCGCCACGTGCAGCAGATTGCCCGCGTCAAACGCCACCACCACGGGCAGGCCGGTCGCCTCGTGTAGCGTCGCGCCCGTCGCGAACCCCTCGCACAGCAGTGCCGTGCACCCGCCCGTCAGCGCCCCGATCTGAAACCAGCGCCCCGTCTTGGACAAGCCGGCTGGCCAATACTCCTTGTCACGGCCAGTCTTGGCCACCCGAGGGTGACTGCGCGGCAAGATGAACTGCAGCCCCTTGACATCGCCGCGCGCGTCCATCATCGGCACCACCACCGCGCCACTCGGCGTGTAGCGCACCCCATGCGGCTGAATCCCCTTGCGCCGCAGGTAGTCCACCTCCACCCCGTCGGGCGGCTCTTTCAGCGCCTTGGCCCAAACGGCGGCTGCCCGCCTGGCCGCCCGCGCCGCCTCCGCCTCGCGCTGCGCCTTGGCTCGCTTGCTGTCCTCCAGCATCCGGGCGCGCAGCGCGGCCCGCTCGGCACTGCTCAGCGCCACATCGCGGCGCAACTCCACCTTGCGTGCGTTGCGCTCAGGGCCCTGCCACACCCCATAGCTGCCGACCAGATACCGGCGGCCATCGTCTGCCTGCCACTCGTGCAGCACGTACCAGCCCCTTTTCTCGCGGCTATCCGCCGTGCGCACGCGGTGTACGCGGCCGTCTGCTATGAGCTCTGTCACCTGCAGCCCCTCCGACTGCAGCTGCGCGAGCACGTCGTTGTAGTTCTCCATGATCTCGCCCGTGGTATTGCCTATGCAGCCGCCTCATTCCCTAGCGCAATTTCGCGGGTCGTTGCGCCCGCTAAGTCGCAGACACGCCAGGGTCCCCGTCCACCTGGATGCTTGAGTCGACTTGCCCGCACATTGCTGCCGTTCCATTGCCAAAGCGCAGCGCGAAAACACTGTCCCACAGTGGGGAGCGGGGCACCGGCGCGCGTGACGCTATGCTCATCTCGCATGGGCGGGCTTGCTGGCGCGGTTCATCGCTGCGACGGTCTCGCCAAGCTTGGCCAGATGCGCCATCAGTGAGGCCCGGGCAAGCTCTACACGGCGCAGCTCGTTGTCGCTGATGCGGCCATCCGCCGCGGCATCGCACACCTCGCGGCACAAGTCCGCAAAGTCGCGGCTGCTTTCAGCCAGCGCACGCATCAAATCAGGATCTGGCAGCCTGTCCACATCTGGCAGCGGCACCGCCATGTGGCCGCACGCCTCGGCGAAGGCGTGCAAGATGCGGTAATCACCCGTCAGATGCGTGATCTTGAGCGCATCCATCAGCCCCAGCTTAGCGCTGCCCGTGGCCGTCAACTCCTGGCACAGGGTTACGTTGCGCTTTCGCCCCGCCGGGGTAGTCGTGCACGACGTGATACGCCGCGTCCAGCGGTGTCATAGGTTCAACCTCGCGTTTTGATGGACGATGGGTGGTATGGCCGCCACACTGGCGGCCATGGAAGAAAAAAAAAGCCCACCGACCCAACCCGTGCGATTCGATGGGTGGAGGAGGCGTCCCGCGCAGCGGGCCGGGTCAGCGCGGTCAGCCGCGCCGGCGTGGTGGAAAAATGGAGCGTTGGCCGCATCAGGCGGACTCCACGGGCTGGTCGCGGCAGTGTTTTTCGGGCGCCGGCCACTCTGGGTCGGCCAGCTTCTCCGAGAGGTACACGCGCCAGCCATGCGGGAGGCTCTTTCGGTTGCGCCACTGGTATGCGGTGATGTAACGCACACCGAGCACGCGCGCGAGCGCACGCACGTTTCCGCAGCGCTCGACAGCGTCATGGATGATCTGTTCGTCGGTCATACCGCTATTTTTACCCGAGTAAACGGCGGATGTCAACTCCCGTTATGTTGACAAATGTTAGGATGAGCCGTGGCTTTAGGTCGAAACATCAGACGCATCAGAGAGGCCCTTGGAATCAAGGGCCCGACTGAGCTTGCGAGGATGTGCGGCGTCAAAGCGATGACCATTTACCAGCTCGAGGAGCGAGACAGCGAGTGGTCAAAGTTCGACACCAAGATCGCGTCAGCGCTTGGAGTCCCGCTACATCTTCTAAGGGAAGGAACCGACGCCGACATCGACGCATGACTTGCGCAGCGCAAAGAGGGCGGCGAGGCGCCGTGGGAGGCGCCCGGCCCAGTCGCTGCGCCTTCGATCCAAGCCGCCCTTCCCGTAGTGCTAGAAGCCATGCGTGCGTGTCCGCACCGCGAAGAGCTGCGCACGCTGATGACGCTGCTCATCGACATTGACGCCGAACCCTACCGCAAGCGGCTACTGGAACTGCTGGACACCCAGTCCGTGCCGCGGCTGCCGGCGCAGACCAAGCGGCGCGAAGACGCCGTGCAGGAGGAATCACCCCATGCAACTGCCGTTGTGGGCCGTACAACTGGTGCGCGTTGACCCGTGGCCGCAAGAAGAAAGCGCCGAACTTTGGGCAACCGGCGAAGACCACGCCGGACAGCGCTGGGCGCTGCGCAGCACCCGCGGCCATCGCGCAGACGCACCACTGATCGAATGGCTTTGCTACCGGCTGTGCGACCTGCTGCACATCGCCAACCCCGGCTACGCGGTGTGCCAGACAAGCGAGGGCGAACTGGTATTTGGCTCGCGCTGGGCCGATGATGCGTGGCAGTATGCCCCTCACTGGACAAAGCGGCCGCTTTTTCGCGATCGAACTGGCCGCGAAGGTCGGCCAAAAAGGCTTCGACTTCCTTGCACTTGAAGTTGTGGCGGGAGAGCAGGAGCGCAATCTCGGCCTTCCACTCACGGGG